AAAAGCCGGGCATGCCGGACCCGGTGCAGATGCGGGAGCAGCAGAGAGAGGTGTCTCGCGTTGAGGCCATGAACCGGATGATTAACTCCATGGTTTTTGCAAATAGAAATGCCCAGGGTGGTCGGGGCAGGGGAGGCATGTAATGCCGCAGGATGCTGAGAGTTCGGACTTTGCTGGGATACTTGAGGGCTATACCGAGCCCGGATCCTATGACCAGCCGGAGGATTTGGAGAAGCTTTCCAAGAAACTGCGGGACTGGTTCGTAAAGTCATACGAATCTCGGCAGACCTATGAGAAGGACTGGGAGCTTTACCGTCTCTACCTGAAGGGTGACCAGCTCGTTGTTCGGCATAGGGATACAGGCGAGGTTGTTCGGCTTACATCCGAAGACTCAAAGAGATTGCGTAGTGTAAACAACGTGTTACGCCCGACAGCAAGGTCTCTCGTGGGTAAGCTGACGCGCAGTATTCCCACTTGCGTGGTTCTTCCGGCTACAGATGACCTTGAGGAACAGCACGGTTCTCGCGCTGCGTCGGCGTTTTTGCAGTACCTTCGTCGCAAGGAAGACCTGGATATCAAGTATCTCGACCTGAATAACAAGTTGCCCTGGGCGGGCAATGCGTTTGTCCAGGTCTCATGGGATAGCACAGCGGGTAAAGACATCGCGTATTGCAGTGTCTGTGATTACTTTGACTACGAGGCGGACTCTGCTGGGTCAATGTGTCCTCAGTGTGAGATGCAGCGGCAGCAGGAAATAATGCTTCTCCAGCAGCAGCAGATGGCGCAAGTTGCCGTTGCTGAAGAGGCGTACAACGCGGGTGCGCCACCACCTCAGATGTCGCAACCGGAGCCAGAGCAGCTTGGTCCGTTACCACCAGAGATGGATCCTCCGCCACTCGTTCCCGCAAATGAGGGGGATGTTCGCATTCACGTTAGGGATCCCAGGGATGTCTTTATTGACCCAGGCGCGGAGAGCCTTAAAGAGGCGCAGGTTGTCTGTCTTCGCGAGATTGTTCCCGTTTCGGTGGCAAGGCAGAGGTTCCCTGAGTTTGGTGATGTTATCCATAGCGAGGACAACATCACAACCGACAGAACGGCAGAGATTCGCTATAGCTCAGTGGATAGCTATGGGGAGATCGATAGCCTGGATGACCACTGCTACGTGTTTGAATTCCACGAGGCCCCCACGCACGCCTACCCGAAGGGTCGCTGTGTCTGGATGATTAACGACACCATCGTTCGAATGGTGGATTCTCCGTACTCGGAGTTCTCTCGCCCGCCATTCTTTCACTTCGGTTTCGATGTGAACGATGGGGAGTTCTGGAGGGAGCCATTCTGTGCTCAGGCGTGGCACCGACAGCGAGAGATCAATCAGATTGAAACCCAGATTCGAGAGCATGTTGAGCTTCTGCTTCGGCCCAAGTTCTTCAAGGCAATTGGCTCGCGGATTGCGGCGGACGAGCTTTCGGCAACGTCGGCCCAGGTTGTTAGCTACAACCCGGCAGCGGGTAGGAACTATTTCGAGACCCCGCCACCAGTTCCGCAGGACGTCTTTCGACGCAACGCGCAATTGTCTGCTGACATACGGCAGCAGGCAGCGGTTACTGACCAAGAGGCTGGCATCAGTATGTCGGACCCGAACGGCAGAGCCATGGCAATCATTGAGGCAGAGGCTGACCAGCAAGTGGGGCCGATCCTGATGAGAAACAACAGCGAGTGGCGAGAGGTGCATCGGTGTGCTCTCATGCTGGTTCAGCTCTTCTACCACCCCCAGCGCAAGTTCCTGACTACGGGTCCTGACGGGATGCAGACCTATAGCTTCGACGAGATTCGATTGACCCCTGGGTTTGATGTTCAGATTGAGCAGGAGGACGGGCTTAGCCGTAACCCTGCTGTTCGCCTGACCCAGGCAATGGACCTTCTCAATGCAGGTGTCTTCATGGACCCCGCAACCGGTGTGCCTGACATGAAGGCTTTCATGCGTCACGCGAAGATTCGCCTACCGCAGACCGGCTACAACGTAGAGGCAACCGAGAGATCAGTCGCATCGAGTGTTCCGTACATTATGGAGCGAGGCGGAGACCATATCCCCGCTGTAGAGGATGACCCCCAGATCTTCGCGGAGGAGCTTCTTGGGTGGTTGCGTGGTCCAGGGCGACGGGCATCTCCTGAGCTGAAGCAAAGGGTGCGCGACCTTTGGATGTTCTACGTCTCGTGGGCCCTCCAGGGCTCGCCCCCAGGTGCGATTGACGGGATGGGACAACAGATGGGGGGCCCAGGTGTTGGAGGACCCGACCAGTCTGCACCGGGGGGATCCGCAAATAACCCAGGTCGCCTAGGCACCGACATGTCAGGCGGCTCCATTTCAGACGAGGCTGGAGCCCAGGTCGGCCAAGCCGACAGGGTAGCGGAAACCACTGCCAGGATTCAGCAGAACCGAGAAGGTTAGTCTTTAGACCCCTGAAATTACAGGGTGCTCCTTGACCAACCTGTGGGTGTTCTGATCAACCCACAGGTGAAGGTCTTCTCTCCGGTAGAAAACCTTTCGACCGAGCTTCACGTACGTGGGCCCACGTTTCTGCATCCGCATCTTGTCTAATGTGTTTGGCCTTAGCTTCAGCAGGCTTGCCGCTTCTTGCGTGTTCAGAAGGTCTATCATCTATCAACCCCTTTTTTGATGGAGGTTGACCATTAACACAAAACCCCAAGAGACAGAAACCCCGTTATATTAACGGAACCGGTATAAGAGTTTAATACCACTGCCGAAGATCCCTCTCTCACAAGAGGGAATCTTCGGGGCCCGAATCGCAAAAATCGCAGGATTCGCAGAAACCGCAGGATTAGCAGCTCATCCTTAATGGGTGATTTTAGAAAAATCTAAATTGCCACTGTTCGAGTGTTCAGTGACAGATACCTCTAGGGTATTTGTCTCACTACCTCGTATTCATCTGTTTACATTGGCAACAATAGTGTTCCACGTGAAACGTTGGTTGACATAAACTGTCTCCAGTTGTTTAATTGCATTGCAATCTGTTGACCATCGAGTCGCGACGTAATCGCGTAGGTCTTCGGGCGCACTTCGCTTTGCAGGCGTAACTTGCTGGAGGGATTGATGGCAGAAGTTTCTATGGGAGACGTGGAAAGCATCTCGGATGACAACGAGGGCTTACCTTTAGAGGGCGCAGTAGATGATTCAAGCGTGCCGGACTTCTCAGCCTTTGAGGGGCTGAGTGCAGAGCTGGCGCAGGAATCTGGCTACGCTGACGAAGTAGAAGAAGAAGCCGATGTTGATCGAGGGATAGATAGTTCTTCTTTTGAGGAGGGTGATCCTGAGCCAGAGCAAGCTCCGGTAGAGGAAACACCTAGAGCGCAAAAGAGAATTCAGAAACTCTCGGGAGATGTCAAAGGGCTGAAAGACCAGCTTGCGCAACAGCAGGCCTACTACCAGCAACAGTTGGCTCAGCTGATGCAATCGCAGCAGCAGAATCAGCAGGCTAGTAGGGATGCACAAAAGCAACAGCTTGACTATCAGCAGCGACAGTTGGAGCTTCTTCAGAGGCAAAGACAGAAAGAGGACTACGCCAAGCTGAGCCCCATGGAGCAGCTAAAGGCAGACATCCTTCGGGAAGCAGGTAACAGCTCGAATCAGCAGGTGAATGGCCAACTGGCCCAGCTGCGACAAGAGCTAGACCAGGAGCGACAAGCTCGCGCCAAGCAGCTCGAAGAGTCTCAGCGGCAAGCTCGGTATGATTATTATACTAAGCAAACCCAGGAGGCTGTCGATACGGTTCTCTACGAAGGATTTGACACTGAAGACAAAAAGGCCCTGGCTGAAGAAGGTGAAGAAATGACCCTCGCATACGCAGGTGCGTACGAGATGTTGCCGGAAGCGGCGGCGCATAAGCTCAGGAAGTACATCGAGCGATCAGCTTTGGCGATGATGAAAAGTCAGACGGCAAAGAAGGGTGGCAAGAAGGTGCGGCAGAGCAGAGCGGTTCCGAAGACGGCACCAGGTGGACGAAGGAACACACAGGCTAGCAAGATGGCAATGCCAACCTTAGCCCAACTTCGGAAAGCTGGATACGATAGTCACATCGACTGGATTGCGGCCAACGAGCCTCCAGTCTCTTAGAGGAGCTGACGATGGCAGGTGTAAACATCGATAACGTGGGCTTGACCTTTACCCGTTTCTTAGACGGAGTGGTTGAGACTTTAAATCACACAAGCAAGGCGCGCTCGCTGGTTCGCCAGCAGGACAAGTGGACCGGTTCTCATATCGAGGGTCGCCTCCATACTGCGCGAAGTACTGCAATCGGATACGTCGAAGATGGTGGCGCGTTCCCGACTGCTGATAAGCAAGATTACGACACCTACAAGGCGTTCCGTAAGTTCACCGTAGGCTCTGTTCAGATTACTGACGGTGCCATGGCAACTGCGGCCAAGTCGCCTAACGTAGCACGAGATGTTGTCACTTCTGAGGTCAAAGGCCTCATGAACAACATCCTCAAGTTTGAGAACGGATTCTTCTTCCGCAACGGAGATGGCTTCCTT